GCTTAAAGCTTGGCTTAAATATACAGGTAAAGGTTATGATAGTTTGATAGAAATGGCTGTTTCTGATAAAGAAGCTAAAAAGTTGAAACTTACTGCAAGTCAACGTAAATCTACAAGAGGAGCTATTAAAATAACTAAACCTGATAGTAAAAATGACGTTTTAAAAGATGAACGTTTTGGTTATTAATTTAATAGTAAATTTGTAGATGAAAACATTACGTGTTATTGGACAAACTCGTTATGAAGATAGAGGTTATTCTAATGAAGAATCAATTGCTTATCTTCAATTACAGAAGCCGGAAGAAATTAATAGTTTTCTGACTTATAATTATGGTATGGATAGCGACCGTTTTCCTTTAAGTTTTATTACTGAAGGGCAAGGTAGCCGAGGTATTAAAGATATTGCTACTGTACAGTGGACTTGGAAGACTATGGGTCGTATGAAGTTTACTGACTTTGTAACTTATTTTAATACTGCTGTTACTAAACCTGGTCTTAATGGTTCTGAATTTGAAGTTCATTTCTCTACTCACTGGTTTATTGAACAACATGGTCTTACTGCTCCTGATGGTATTACTCAAGTTCGTATTCAGAAAGATTTAGGAGAATCTGCTTATGGTTATGGTTATCTTTTGAAACTTACTTCTCCTAATCCTGATGCTTATGTTGACCCTCAATGGTTGACTAAAGGTATGTATTGGGCTATGAGTGCTCCTACTGTTTCTGAATCTTATTCTAAAGGTAACAGAAGTAATACTATGGGTCCTGCTGGTATGACTTCTCAACTTGAGTTTTATCGTTACTCTAAAGAAATAGCTGGTAATCTTGCTAATGTTATTACTCAATATCAATTCCAAAATGATAATGGCGGTACTTCTAATCTTTGGATTAACGAAGAAATGCGCCAGTTCAACTTGCACATGAGAGTAATGAACGAAGAGCGGTTGTGGAAAGCTGAATATAATCGTTTACCTGATGGTACAATTCCTTTGAAAGACCATGATAATGGTAAACCTATTTATCGTACTGCTGGTATGTTAGAAATTTGTCGTGAATCTAACTATGATACTTATGGTGAAGTTCTAACACTTAATAAACTTGAACGTACAATTGGTGATGTTCTTGACCGTGATACTCAAGATGGTGATAAGAAAGTTGTTCTTATGGGTGGTAAAGGATTTATTCGTGACTTTGAAATGGCTATTAGAACTGATGCTAAAGAAAACGGATTTATCACTCCTCTTGGTGAAAAGATGATTCAAGATAATGGAGAAGGTCTTTCTTATGGACGTTACTTTAATAAGTATAAAACTCCAGATGGTTATATCATTACAGTTGTACATAATGCTTATTTCGATAAAGGTACTGATGCTGAAGCTGCTAAGCAAAATGGTATGATTCATCCTACTACTGGTTTGCCTATTACTTCTCATCAAGCTGCTTTAATTGATATGAGTAATTATAAAGGTAATCAGAATGTTCGTATTGTACGTCAAAAAGGACAGGCTTATAAAGCTAAAGTTATTGAAGGTATGACCGATATTCCTGCTTGCTGGGGATTGCCTAATACTAATCATGCAGCTACCGAAATTGATATGGCTCGTTATGAAGTTAAAGGTTCTATTGGTTTGCAAGTAGATAATACTACTAAGATGTTCTTGTTAAAATGTGTATTATAATCATTTAAAAGAAACTATTTAAGATATGGATTTTAATAAAGTAGGCGAAGCTAATAAAGCAGGAGAAAATGCTCCTGCTGCTTCTAATGAAAATACAGTTAAACAGGTTATACCCCCCGTAGAGGATGGAGATGATAATAGACCTAACAATACAGTAGGATTTAGAGATGAAAGTCTTGATGAACCTTATACTGAAAAACGAACTATTACTATTAATTTAGTTACTAATTATTCATTATATCGTAGAGCTAATGATAAAACATTACCTAAACGAATGGATAAAATTGGTAGTTGTGTTCGTAGTTCTCGTACTCTTTCTTCTAATAAAGGCGAGATTGAATCTTATTTTCCTGCTTTGATTGGTCTTGCTCCTAATAACGAAAACTTTATTTCAAGGGTTAAGGCTTATCTTAATAACATTAGTGTTGCTGTTGATGAATTAGGTAAGACTTTTGATATTTCTTTCTTTTGGAATCGTAAACGAGATTATCTTCGTTTTAGAGCTGAAGAAGAAGCTATTGAAACTGCCTATTTAAATAGTGACCGTAAAGGAGTTAAAGAACTTCGAGAAGCTCTTGAGTCTAAGATTACTAAACTTAATCTTCTTGAAAGTGAAAAATATAAATATGGTTATCCTGTTGTTCTTGATGATTATCTAATTTATCGCCATTGTTTATTGTATAAAGATGTAGCTAAAGATATTGCTCTTATTAATTCTGACCCATCTATTAGATTCTATTTTAAAGATGACCAAAGAGAAGCTGAGCGTCTTGCTAAACATCGTCAGGAAATTAATGCTGCTAAGAGTAACTACGTTAAACTTCTCACGAATAGTGATTTGTTTGATGCTGTATTTATTCAATACTGTGTTGCTAACAATATTAATATTCCTAATGGCATGTCTATGGATATAGTTGATAAGCAATCGCATCTTGATAAATTTAGTACAAACGAACCTGTTAAGTTTAATAAACTTTGTAATGATAAAGATATTACTATTAAGTCTTTAATTGAGGTTCTTGTTTCTCGTGGAGAATTTATCAGAGCAATTCATAATCAGAATATTACTACTCCTGATGGTGAATTTATCGGTGCTAATGTTAAGGAAGCTGTTGTATGGTTTAAGAATCCTGCTAATAGTGCTCTTGTTAGTGCTTATAAAAACAAACTTAAAAACATTTGATTATGAACATTGGGGAGATGCACGTGACGTTCAGAGAACTAGCACAGCAGATGGGTATGCAGACCGTCCGTGCTATTCTCATGGAAGATATAGATATTTGTCTTAATACTGCTATAATTGAGAAAGCTAGAAATGTGATAGTAGAAAACGTTGGACCAGTTCCTTATAATGATAAGGTTGCTCGACAAAATGCTTCTATTAGTCCTGTAAATGCTCTTAGAACTTTATATACAGCGGGTACTGTTAACGGCGGACAAATTACAGGTAATGGAACAGAAGTTGACCCTTATAAAATTACTATTCCTAGCGACGGTATTATGCTATATACAGGCTTTCAAGTTAGTTATAATAATAAGACAATTTATGATTGCAGAATTATTGAGGCTGAAGATTTAGGTCAGACGCTAAGAGATTTTTGTAATCGTGCTGCGAAAGATGCTCCGATAGTTACTGTATTTGGAGATGAATCTGCTATTGAAGCTAATATATACACTGGACGTAATAATACAGTTAAACCTGAATTAGTTAAATATCTTTATATTAAGGAACCTGCTAAAGTTCTATTTGATGAAGATAATGAAAGTAATTGGGTTAATTGTGATTTACCTCCATATTTACATAGTGAAATAGTTATGCGTGCAGTACAGATTTATCTTGCCAGTATTGGTGCTACTTCTAGTGGAGCTGATAAACAAAGTTAAACTTTAAATTAAATTAGTTATGCGACAGTTTTTGTTAGCGGGCAATGTCGCTTATGGAGCAAGTTTACCTCTTGCTGCTGGAGCGGTTGCTTTTACTTATCTTGCTAATGGCACGGAAACAATTGACGCTAACGGTACTAAGATTACTGACAAATTTTACATTAATCTTGGTCGTGAAGCAAATGGTCCTGTAGTTCTTCCTGCTTATAAGAAACATCTTACTTTTGTTAAAGGTGTTTATCAGGTTGCTACTACTTTCTCTGCTAATCTTACTATTGGCGATGTTAATGCTTATTCTGATTATTCTATAATGATTGTGAAGAAAGGATTAAAGTTCAATGAACGTAATCGCTGGACAGCTACTATTCATACAGGTCTTAATCCTACTGCAAATGATGTAGCGCAGAAATTAGCTAATCAGATTAATAACAATACTATTGGTCATGGTATTAAAGCAACAGTTACTGATGCTAAAATTACTTTAACTGCTGAGTCTAAAGGTATTGATTATAAAATTCTTGGAGCTGATGAATTAGTTGGTATTAGTGTTACAGTTACAACTACTGGTTTTCCTGCATATGGAGATGCGGCTTATATTACTGATTTGGCTAATAAAGCTGCTGCCGATGCTGGTATCGAATATACTTATCGAGATACTTATACTGAACTGTATCCTACATATCCGCTTAATCCTTTGAAACAACCTGATAGTGCAGATGCTGGATATACTATCTTTACTCTTCGTTTTGCTGTTCCACGTGAAATGAAAACTAGAGATGAAGTTGTTCATCAGATTGTACAAATAGCATTCCCAACTGGAGCTACTGCTATTGCAACTGTTGAAACTATCCTTAAAGCTATTGCCACTGAAGAAAAAGCATAACCTGTTACCCGACTTGATTAGGTAAATATTTAGGTAATATTAATCAAATAGGGGCTATTGGTATTGGCATTACTGTTAATACTGATAGTCCCTATTTTTATTTTATAAAGATGGAATTAATACAAAATGCTTTTGAACAAGGTCTTGTTCCAGGTATTGTTATTGTAATTTATCTTATAATTAATAAGATAATTGATAATAACAAAAGAAATCCTTTAGATGATATTGCTAAACTTCTTAATATAGTTACTAGAGATATTATAGATAAAGATAGAGAGAAATCTAAAACTGTCATATCTATTGCTATAAATAATGCGGCATCAGAATGTACAAAATTTGTTGCTTCAACTATTATTACTAATAATGTCGATAGTAATCGTGACCAAATAGAATATAATGCTAGACACTTAGTTAATAGTGTTTATTACGATACTTATTCTAAACTTAATATGTATCGTGGAGATGAAGATTATCTTAGTCATTATATGAAAGAAGAATGGAAAGAAGATATTTATGGTGATATTATAAATATTGTCTATAATAAAAATCTTGATTCTAATCAACGTATATTAGCATTTAATAAACGTATTGATATTAGAGTTAATGATTATACTGCTTATATTATTAATAAGGCATTTAAATAAGATGATATTATGATAGGTGGTTATATTAATAATCCAAAACAGCTATCTAAAGAGATGCAATTGCGTATTGCAGCTATGGCTGAAAAACAAGCGAGAATAGCAGAATTAGGCTTTCCATTGGACGAAAAAAATTGGTGCAAGTTAACAC